GTCTCTGGTTTTGCAAGATTAAATTGCTGTAAACAAAGATAACCGAAAGCGTCAAATGCGTGGTCAACCCCTAAATTTTTATTTGGCATACCTGTATTTGGTGCATATGTAAGAGTTCTGAGTGATTTTATCAATTCTTTACATCTTGGGTGGATAAATGTTCTTCGATCACCCGCAGCATCAAATAATGCCGTATTTACAGCAGTAATTTTGTCCCGAATCTTCCATGGAGCTTTTGGACTAGACACAGTAAAACCACTTCTTCGTAAAATTGTATGATCAGTAAGCCCAACACCACTTGTTTTTCGAGCACCACCCGTAGGGTCGGGACAAGTTATAATTCTCCGATCAACACCATACCTATTTACCACTTCTTCAGCAAAATCCCATGTAGTTGCACCTCCCCGTAAGATAATTTCGTCAAAAACATACAAATTATTGCCATTTTTTACCGCACATATGCCACAAAGCGGGTCAACGTTGAAATCCACCCCCATATATAGCGGTAACATATGTAAATCAGCCACTTCGGACGAAATATTTTCATCATCAAAGCTAATCGCCACTAATCCCGTGAGGTTTTCAAAGCTCGCTTCAAATTCCTGTCGAAATGTACGATTATCCAACTGACTCCTAGCCGCTTCAACTTCTTCTTTCGGAACATTACCCCCCTCAATAGTAGTAAAACTCCATCTCTTCCAATCACCACTCTCATCTTCAGGTACATAACACCATAAATCGTAAAACCAACTGGCCGTACCATCTGGTGTTGAAATGAATAATGCCCATCCCTGTTTATCAGCTAAAGCAGGTCTTATGACTTCAGACCATACTTCTCTGTCCATAAATGCAGCTTCATCTAAAACAACACCACTTAAACTACGACCTCTCAATGCCATAGCATTTTCAGTTCCCTTTAACTCAATAGTCGATTCATTTACTAATTCAATCTTCAAGTCTGTCTCATTCTTAGATTTGATCCACTGTCTAGGCACTAACTTCTTTAGTGTTTTCCATGCAATGTCCTTCGCCATTCGATATGTAGGTGCACAATAAAAATATGTTTCTCCTGGTTTCGATATAGCACCTTTTAATAATTCAACACAGCTTAAATAACTTTTACCAAATCTTCTACCAGCTACAAGCACTCTAAACCTTTCATCTGCTTTGAACACCTCCCCCTGTGCCCAACGTAAACTTAATGGTTCTGCTACTGCCATATAAAAATAATAACCACATTTACTATAACAGCAACTTATTCTGTGTTGTATCAGTAGGTTCCCTGCCTATGTCAGATAGAATATTTTTTTTACAACTACACCCCCTATGTTAAGTTATGTTACAAATAGAAGATATTGCTAGTATATATACAAGAGTGTGCTATAATATAAGAGTAGGGAAGGAAACAACCCTACGAACCTTGAAAACTTAATTAATTTTTCTGCTATGGATTCTAAGAAATTAGATGAGTTCTTCCCAAGGACTCTACATAAGCGTTTTGTTTCTCTCACCTTTGAAGAAATTGACATGATGTGTGGCTTCTTCCGTAAAGTGCAAATGCTCTTTCCTGATAAGCCAATGATCAAAAAAATGACTTCTTGGTATATCACCTTACTGATCAATGATCTAGGCGAAGAGGAACAAAAAGAAATCCGTGACAAGTTGAGGGCGGTCAAATGACTTATAGCCATTCTTTCAATCCTCCTATTTGCTACGGTGATGAGTGGGATCACTTCGTTGACGACGAAGCGAGAGCTAGAGGTATTCCCTCTAACGATCAGCAAGCCCTTGAAGATCTCGAGGACGAACTACGCACCAAAAGCGAAGATGCCTACGAAGATCACATGATCGAAGTCGCATACGATCATGGGCTTCTATGAGTAACCTTATCTTCGACTCCTACAAGGAGACAAGGCTCGAAGAGATCGAGGAGGAACTCCATCAGGAGAACCCTCTCGACCCTCACATTCGTAAAAAAGCCTACGAAATTCTCTTAAGAGAACTCTATCACTAACCACCGAGGAGCTTCGGCTCCTCTTTTATTTCTTAACTGCTATGAAATTTACATTAGGTTATCTAACCTTTATGTCAGTAATTCTTTTACTACTTGGCACATGGGGAGCCCATCAAAGGGACACCATGACAGACTACTCTTCTATTAATTGGGAGGAGACAAGGCCATGAGCTACAACGGTTGGACTAACTACGAGACTTGGAACGTAGCTTTGTACATGGACAACGATGAACGAAGCTATGCACTTGCAAGGACTTGTAAGGATTACAAAGAATATCAATTCTTTAATCTTACTGATCCTTATAACACCACTCCTGATGGAGTCAGTTTATTCGATCCAAAGCTCAATATCAAGGAGCTAGACGAAAAGATCGAAGAGCTAAACGAACCGACCGACCATGAAATGATGAGTTCCTTCGGAACCAAATGGCATGATGGTCTTTAATACACGAGGAGCTTCGGCTCCTCTCTCACTTTTATTGCTATGTTAAAACTTAAAATTAATTCTGAAAATGCAGCCTTTGACCAGGCCGAAGGCCAGGAAGTCGCCAGGATACTTAGAGGCCTAGCCGATAAGCTCGAACACCTGGACAAACTCAAGGAAAGCCAGCTCCCTTTGAGAGATCTCAACGGAAATACAGTTGGCTACTACCAAACCTGGACTGAACAGTTGACCCAACAAAGGAGCAACGACCAGGCAAACGCCAGGATCAGTTCACCTTATGCAACCTGGACAGCAAACCAATTTCCAAATTAAACCTGGAGGCTTCGGCCTCCTTTTTCTTGCCTGGAAACACCAGGGCGAGACCTGGCAAACACCTGGCAAAAACCTGGAAAACACCTGGTCAGCTGGAAATTGAATGGTTTTTTGCGATTTGCTCCCTTCAGAATCGCCTCAGAACCGTGCGAACCAGGTGCCAAGGTATAAAGATACCCTAAAAACTGAATGAATTTTTGACCAGGTAACTACCAGGTAAACCTCCAGGGCGGGTCCAGGTCCGCAAAAACTGAATGAAAAATCAAGCTATATAAACTGAATGTAAAAAACTGAATGCAATTTTCAGCTGGGTTTGTCAACTGAATGTAAAAACTGAATGAAAAATTGAATGTTTATTCCTTAGTCTCAATTTGAATGTTTAGCGAAGGTGGCATATTTACATTTACAGCTTCTTGACTTTCACCATTTGCGCGACCTAGCGAGTCTAAAATCATGTGTGCAGTTTGCAATTGGCCTTTTTTCAAAGCCGCATTAAATAGTCTTTGTCTCATACTATGCAAACGAGAGAGTATATCGCTACGATCTCTCTCCAAATCTTGCGAGTTCCATTCGGTGACACGTTTCCAATCTGCCCATGCTGTTTTTTCGGAGATGCTTTCTCTTTGTGCGTGTTGTAAAACTAATTGTCTTGTAGATAATCCGTCTAATTGTTTTGTATAAAGACGTTGGCATCTTTGTTCAATATGAGTTTTTGGATTACGCTTGCCGTAAATATTTTTAATTCTTTCTAAATCTTTTTCTGACATTTCCAATAAAAAAGAGGTATTAAATTAATAATACCTCGTAAGTCTAGTTATGTGAAAAGAAATTAAGAAATAGGTTGAAATAACTTATTTTCTTCTATGAACTTTGTTTCGTCAAAATCCCAAATCTCACCAAGTTTTAATTCATCAAGTAGCATTTCTTTTATTTGATCAAGAATTGCATAACCCAAAGAATCATGATAATTTGCGTGTTCACAAGATTGATAATCATAATTGTTGATAATTCCGACAAGATAACCTAATTGATTATTATTATCCCAATAATTAACAACATTTGACATTCTATATATATATGAAGGTCTTTCGGCATATTCTTTGTCGTTATATCTAGCCATCAAAGAGTTTTGATTTTCTCTTAATAAGATGTTAAAAATAACTTCATAAATATTTTTGTTGGAATATTGGTGATACCAAATATCATAAACACCATTACAAAACTTATCGAAGTCAGCACGTTGTTTCATTCTTTGTTCGTAAGTTTCAGCAACTTGTTGTCTTTCGTACCAAGGCTTTTCATTAACTTTTCTAATAGCTCTTAAGATATTAGATTTTCTTTCATCATCAGTTTTACCACTTTTCATATAGTAAAAAGTAGATAAAGCATTGAGAGTATCGTCGGAACATAGATAAGCTGACATAGCGAATAAAGTAAACTACTCTTATATTATAGCAGTTATTTCTTAGTATTTGCAATGATTTTCGAAAATTTTATTGAACTTCCTTTAGTTGATGCAAGATATAAAATATCAAATAATTTTATTAATCTTATTTTTCTTTTA